GTCGCCAAGGTGCCGGGCGTGAAGACCGGCATTGCGATGGCGGCGACGTTGACCTGCATTCAGGAGAACACTGGCCTCACCACAGAGGTGCTGCGCCGCGCCCTTCCAGCCAAGAGCGCTGCCGCCAACGAGCCGATCTGCTCGCTCAACGCCACCCAGCTCGGCAAGCTGCTCAACCGCTCGGCCAAGGCCACGAACCAGTTGCTGGCATCACACGGCTTCCAGTTCCGCAACGACCGCGACGAATGGGAACTGACCGAGGTCGGTGAAGCATGGGCCGAGGCCATGCCGTACTCGCGCAACGGCCACAGCGGCTACCAGATTCTCTGGAATCCCGCCGTCGCCGAGCAGTTGAAGGAGGTGGCGTGATGAGCCTCCCGATCATCTCCGCGCAGCAGCGCATGGCCGAGCGCAAGGGCGTCAAGCTCCTGATGCTCGGCAAGTCCGGCATCGGCAAGACCACCCGGCTCAAAGACCTCGACCCGGCGACCACGCTGTTCCTCGACATCGAGGCGGGCGACCTGGCCGTGGCCGACTGGCCCGGTGACACCATCCGTCCGGCCTCGTGGCCCGAGTCGCGCGACTTCTTCGTGTTCCTCGCCGGGCCGGACAAGGCCCTGCCGCCGGAGGCCGCGTTCTCGCAGGCGCACTACGACCACGTCGTCGAGAAGTTCGGCGATCCGGCGCAGCTCGACCGCTACCAGACCTTCTTCCTCGACTCGATCACGCAGCTCTCGCGCCAGTGCTTCGCGTGGTGCAAGACGCAACCGGGGGCGGTCAGCGACCGAACCGGCAAGCCCGACATGCGCGGCGCTTACGGCCTGCTCGGTCAGGAGATGGTCAGCGCCTTGACCCACCTGCAACACGCGCGCGGCAAGAACGTGGTGTTCGTCGCCATCCTCGACGAACGGCTCGACGACTACAACCGCAAGGTGTTCGTGCCGCAGATCGAGGGCAGCAAGACCAGCCTCGAACTGCCCGGCATCGTCGACGAGGTCGTGACGCTGGCCGAGATCAAGGCCGAGGACGGCAGCGCCTACCGCGCCTTCGTCACCCACACCGTCAATCCCTACGGCTACCCGGCAAAAGACCGCAGCGGTCGTCTCGAACTGCTCGAACCGCCGGACCTGAGCGCGCTGATCGCCAAGTGCGCGGGCGCAGCCATGTCCGCAAGCGCCGCCGCCCATTCCGCCATTCCCGCATCTCACGAATCTCAGGAGTAATCGCCATGACCACGCAGAACTGGAACGACTTCAACGACGCCGAACAGCAACAGGGCTTCGACCTCATCCCCAAGGGCACGCTGGTGCCTGTGCGCATGACCATCAAGCCCGGTGGCCACGACGATCCGGCGCAGGGCTGGACGGGCGGCTACGCCACCGAATCCTTCGAGACCGGCGCGATCTACCTCGCCGCCGAGTTCGTCGTCACTGGCGGCGAGCATGCCAAACGCAAGATGTGGTCGAACATCGGCCTGCACTCGAAGAAGGGCCCGACCTGGGGGCAGATGGGGCGCAGCTTCATCCGCGCCGCGCTCAACAGCGCGCGCAACGTCCATCCGCAGGACAACAGCCCGCAGGCCGCCGCCGCGCGTCGCATCCAGGGCTTCCACGAACTGGATGGCATCGAGTTCCTCGCCCGCGTGGACGTCGAGAAGGACGCCAAGGGTCTGGATCGCAACGTCGTCAAGCTCGCGGTCGAACCCGACCACCCCGAGTACGCCAAGCTCATGGGCGTTCCGCCCAAGGCCAAGACCGGTGGCGGCACCTCCGGCGCTCCGGCCACCGTGAGCGCATCGGCCGCCCCGTATGCCGCACCCGCCGCGCCGCAACGCGCGCCGGTGACCGGCAAGCCCGCCTGGGCGCAGTGAGGGAGGCCGATGAAATGCTGGGTCTGCAAACGACAGGCGCGCGGCTACGGCCACACCGATGGCCGGTTCAAGACCGCCGATCCGCGCCGCTACGTGATCGACTGGGTGTTCTGCTCGCGCCGCTGTCAGGACGCCTTCCACATGCTCTACGGCAACTGGATGCGCGCGAAGGAAGGCCGCATCGACAAGACGGAGGTCGCCATGATCGATCCGTCTGATATCGAACTGGCCGCGATGCGAAAGTGCCTCAAGGCCTTCGGCGAGGCGGCGGGCGAGATCGGCTTCGGCAAGCCCCTGGGTGACTACGCGGAGGCCGAGGCGCTCTCCGTCATCGACGCCATCGTCACCTGCTACACGGAGGCGATGGTCGAGCACCACGAGGCGACCAAGTTTCCGCCCGTGCGCGGCATGGCTCCGACGCCCGACCCGATGGCCAATCCCTTCGCCGATCTGGAGGAAGACAAGTTCTGGGAGGCGAAGCCATGATGGACTTCAACTCCTCGTCCAGCCTGTCCGGCCAGATCACGGCACTGGTCGATCTCGGCATGCAACGCATCCGCGCGCAGCAACCCGCGCGCGACTACCTCGGCGCGTCGCGTCTGGGCGCGGCCTGCGAGCGCGCCTTGCAGTTCGAGTACGCCAAGGCTCCGGTGGATCACGGGCGCGACACCGAAGGCCGGATGCTGCGCATCTTCGAGCGCGGCCACGTCATGGAGGACTGCATGGTGGCGTGGCTGCGCGACGCGGGTTTCGACCTGCGCACGCGCAAGCCCGACGGCGGGCAGTTCGGCTTCTCCGACGCGCACGGTCGGCTGCGCGGTCACGTCGATGGCGTGATCGTCGGCGGGCCGGAAGGCTTTCGCTATCCCGCGCTGTGGGAGAACAAATGCCTCGGCACGAAGTCGTGGCGCGAGCTGGAGACCAAAGGCCTCGCGGTGGCCAAGCCGGTGTACGCGGCGCAGGTGGCGCTGTATCAGGCGCATCTGCAACTGCATGAACACCCGGCGCTGTTCACCGCGATCAATGCCGACTCGATGGAGATCTACGTCGAGTTGGTGCCCTTCGACGCCGCGCTCGCACAGCGCATGACCGACCGTGCGGTCAAGGTCATCTCCGCGACCGAAGCCGGAGAACTACTGCCACGAGGCTTCAACGACGCCACCCACTTCGAGTGCCGCATGTGCGCGTGGCAAGACCGCTGCTGGAGGACACCGGCATGAGCCAATCCCCGATGAACCAGTTGCTCGGAGAGCAACTGATCGACGTGCGCCAGGCCGCGCTGATGTTCAACCTGCCGTCGTACTGGCTCTCCCAAGCCAAGGAACGCAAGGCACGCCGCATCCCGCACTACCGTGTCGGCAAGCTCGTTCGCTTCAAGCCTGCGGAGCTGGAAGCGTGGATCGTCGCGCAGCAGCCCGGCGAGGAGGCTGTGGATGCTTGATTTCAACGACACGCAGACGCCCGTTCCTCGTGACCTCGATGCTGAACGCGAAGCGATCCGCGTCGAACTACTCGTCCGGCTGGAATCGGTGCTGGCCGCGCTGTTCCCGGCAGGCAAGAAGCGCGGTGGCAAGTTCCTCGTCGGCGACGTGCTCGGCAGCCCGGGCGACAGCCTGGAGATCGTGCTCACCGGCGACAAGGCGGGCCTGTGGACGGATCGCGCCACGGGCGACGGCGGCGACATCTTCACGCTGATCGCCGCGCACCTCGGCATCGATGCCCACACCGACTTCCCGCGCGTGCTCGATGCGGCGACCGAACTGCTCGGACGCGCTCCGGCGGCACCGGCGCGCAAATCGAAAAAGGAAGCCCCCGTCGACGACCTCGGCCCAGCCACCGCGAAGTGGGACTACCTCGACGCCTCCGGCAAGCTGATCGCGGTCGTCTACCGCTACGACCCGCCCGGACGCAAGAAGGAGTTCCGCCCGTGGGACGCGCGCCGTCGCAAGATGGCTCCGCCCGACCCGCGACCCCTCTACAACCAGCCGGGCATGACCAGCGCCGCGCAGGTGATCTTGGCCGAAGGCGAGAAATGCGCACAGGCGCTGATCGACGCGGGCGTCGTCGCCACGACCGCAATGCACGGCGCGAATGCCCCGGTCGAGAAAACCGACTGGTCGCCGCTGGCGGGCAAGGCCGTGCTGGTCTGGCCCGACCGCGACAAGCCGGGCTGGGAGTACGCGACGCAGGCGGCGCAGGCCATCCTGTCGGCCGGCGCGAAGACCTGCCACATCCTGTACCCGCCCGAGGAAGCGGCGGACGGCTGGG